CGCTTGCAGAGGAACAGGGCATGAATAAAATGACCATTTCTCAATTGCGAGATCTTCTGGGTGCTGGACTTCGTGCAGCGGTTAATGATGGTCTTATCGGAAATTCAACCGCCAAGTGGCAATAAGGGGGCATGTAATGTCTAATTATCAAACAGGTTGGCTTGGCGCTGTTGATCCGGCACGCCGTGAAGCCTTCGAGCGTGCAATGAACGTATCCAATGTTGGATCTGTTCTTATGCAGCAATATATTAACCGTGTTGTGCAGCAGCTTACATTGCGTGAGTTTGGTGCATGGGCAACTATGGACCATCGCGCTGGTTCTGGTTTGGCTTGTTATATTAACCGACGTACTGCTGGTGCAACTGGTGGTGAGTGGGTAACTGATACAGCTGTTCCGACCGAAGAGACTGGTACATACGCACAGGTCGCGTTTAACTACAAGACCGCTGTTTCCCGTGGTAAGATTACCCGTAAAGCTCAAGCTGTTGGCGCGACTTACGGTGATATTCTTGCTGGCGAAATTGCCGCTAAAGCCGAAGATATGGCTGCTTTGTTGGAAGCAACCATTATTAATGGTGATAGCTCGGTTACTGCTGCGGAAATTGATGGCCTTCTGACCCAGATTGGCAATGTTTCCGGTCAAACTGTCGGTAATACGACGGCTGCGGCTGGAGATGACTTGACTTTGGCGAAGCTAGATCAGGCTATTGATAGGGTTAAGGGATCTGGCTCACGGTCAGATTGTATTATCCTCGGTAGCTTTGCGGGACTTCGTAAAGTTAATGCTGCATTGCAAGCAGACCAGCAGTTCAATGACGTAACTGAAATTGCTGCGGGTTTCCGAGTCCGTACATATGATGGTATTCCAATGGTCACCAGTACCGGCGTGAATGATACATATGTATGGAATGGAACTGACGACCGCATTACCGCTTTTACTGGTGGTACTACGACAGCGTTGTTTGTAATCAACAAACGGTATACTTGGATTGAGGAGCTTACTCCAATGACAGTTATGCCGCTTGCGAAGGATTCAAGCCAGTACGACCAATTTGATATGTTCACCGACCTTGTTGTTCCGCTTGCGAACACAAATGGTGCAGCAATTCTTGGTGGTTTGTCGTTGTAATACCTAGTCGGTAGAGCAATTTCGAAGCCCTCGTATGTAGCTTATCTGTTACATGCGGGGGCTTTGTGTTATGGTTCTATTAAGGGAGGGCTTATGCCAGCAGTATCTTCTACTATTCCAGAAAGTTTCCAATTTGTAATGCGTAGGTATGACCGTAATCACCGATTAGCATTTCGCTTTGTGTGTTACGGGGAAAATACAACGAGCAGGTCTATCAATGTAGATGGCGTTATTGCGCCGACATTGTTTCTTAATACCCAGCCAGCTCGCGACAGGGCAAAGAAGATGGGCTGGAAGGATGAGACGGCATCGTTTCGTACGCCCAAGCAGCGAACAAGTATTGCAGGACCAGACAAGAAGGCTCCTCGGCGACGCAAGCAGAGTAAAAAGGGTAAGTAGGCGTGGCGGTATTCACATCAGCTTTAAGGGTGCGTAATTTACTGGGTTTAGCCAGTGGTGTAACTGTTTACGACGAGTTGCTCGAGACGCTGGTAGATGTAGCTGACTCTGTGATATTTGATGAAATTAACTTGCCGCTTACTAATGGTGCTAGGGTTGCGACGTATTCGGAATCTTTTGATATACATACCGCAGGACAGAAAGATCTAGCAGTCAATTACACACCTCTTGTGAGTGTGGTGGCAATGACGTTTGGTGGCTCGAATGGGTCACTTATTGGATCAGATGACTATTATATTACGGATTATGGGCAGGTCCGTTTGATCCCAGATGGTTCATACTATCCAGCAGGTCGTCAAATAGTACATATTACATATACTGCCGGTTTTTCTCGTATCCCAAATGACTTGCGACATGCCGCAACACTTATAGCGGTGCATCATTTTAATGAGGGACCACATATAGGTTTTCAAACTGAAAAATTAGGAACCTATAATTATAAATTAGCGAATCTTGGGCAAGGTATTGGTATGCCTTCTATAGTAAATCGTATTTTGGCAAAATATAAGCGAGTATTTGCGCGACCGTAGGAGGTTTGCATGTCATTTAGAATGGTAAAAAAAAGAAGGGCTGGCGATAAAGCGGTTGTTCATACGCCGTCTGAAATTGTCAGATGTGAGTTTGATGGACCACTAATTATTGCAAAGTGTAGCGGTACAAATGCTCGTCGGGCACTGGAAAAGCGTGGGTTTGTTTTGGCACCAGAGGCACCTAAAAAGTCAAAGCCAAAACCAAAGCCAAAGCCAAAACGTGCGCGTGATGAGGATGGTCAGTTTAAGGGTGATGATCCTTCTACACCGGATGTAGATGAAGCGTGGAAGCCGCCAAAGAAAAAGTCGGCTAAAAAGCCCACGAAGAAAAAATAATGGCACAACTAGATACAAGCAATCCAAAGACAGTAGTTTCGGGCGTGCTAGTTGTATTAGCTTTAGTGGGCGGTGGTATTGGTGGCGGTTCTTTAATGGGATATACGATTGAGCCAGAATCAATTACCCAGTTGCGCGTAGATAAGGCCAAACTAGAAGTCCGGTTAGAGGTAATGGAAGACATTATTCAGGATTGCGAGACACTAGTTAAACATGCAAAACGTGAGGCTGCAAAATGAGGGTGCCATTAATAACTAAATTTGGTGGTGTTTTTATAGTTTTTGGTTTTGGGTTGCTATGTATTTCAGCGTTTTCTGGTTGTGATAACCAGCAGTCACATGCCAGCGAGCCGGTCTTGGAGGTCGAGGAGGACCAACAGGATGATAGTTATGGCATGGAGCAAATGACTGATTTAGAGCGTCGAATCCAACAGGTGCAGCAAAACGAATTACCAAAAGCGGCAATTAAGCAGACACCAAGAGAGATTGAGCTAGAGGCGGAATTGTCAGAATGTAAGAGTAAATTAAGTATTTTGATGTACTCCAATTCGGATAATCCTAAATAATCAGCTTTATTTTTAGTTGTTTTCGGTTATATAAGGGTACGCGGTATGGACTGCGTATCTAGGAGGGATCGTGCGAGTATTGATTACTGGTGGAGCTGGGTTTATAGGTCATCACTTAATTCATCACATATTAAAACGTACAGATTGGGAAATAGTTTCATTAGATAGGCTGGATACATCGGGTACGCTTGGTCGTTTGGCCGAGGTTTTAGATTGTAATAAAGAGCAGTTGGTTCAGGATTGGCGAAGTAGGCTTCGGGTTGTGTGGCATGACTTAAAGGCTCCTGTCAACGATTATACGGCGGAGAAGATAGGTAAAATCGATTATGTGTTCCATCTGGCGGCGGGTTCTCATGTAGATAGAAGCATCGAGAATCCTATGGAATTTGTAATGGATAATGTTGTTGGTACTTGCAATATTTTAGATTTTGCACGAAATCATTTATCCGATAGTCTCAAGTTGTTTCTTTATTTTAGTACAGATGAAGTATTTGGAACGGCCCCAGAGGGAGTCTTTTATAAAGAGGATGACCGTTATAAAAGTGGTAATCCATATTCGGCGACGAAGGCGGGCGCGGAAGAGTTGGCAATCGCATACGAGAATACTTACGGGATGCCAATTGTTGTTACCCATACAATGAATGTGTTTGGTAAAAGGCAGCACCCAGAGAAGTTTATTCCACTAGTAATCAAGAGGGTTCGGGATGGAGAGAAGATCTATATACATTCCAATTCAGAGTGTACCAAAGCAGGATCTAGACATTATATCAGTGCAGACGATGTGGCTGATGCAGTTCTATTTCTTGTAGATAATTTCAAGGTTGGCGAGAAATATAATATTGTTGGTAGACGAGAAACCGATAATTTAGAACTTTGCCAGATCATTGCTGATATTATGAATGGAGAGTTAATCTACGAAATGGTAGATTTTCATTCGTCGCGACCGGGGCATGACTTAGGGTATGCTTTATGTGGCAATAAGATGCGAGAGTTGGGATGGGAACCAAGCAAGTCTCTCAATGATAGGTTGAGAGAAGTGATTGAGTGGACGTTAGAAAACAAACAGTGGCTAATGCAATGAAAAAGAACGTTATATCAATCATTGGTGATCATTACGCGCAAGGGCCACGAGATTTGTGTGGTCTTAATAACCGATTATTCATAGAGCTATCAGAGCTTGATCCTTCTACATGCTGGTCGGTATTAAGTCATGGTTCTCTTGGTGGAATTAAATCTGTTGTAAATAGCACAGCAGATGCCTTTGCAGACATGTTTTCTTATGAGGCAGACCGGTATACTGCAATTATTTGGGTTGGCGTAGGTGAGTCGAAGAGTGGCGGTATCCCATTAGATGCGTGGGCGGGGATGCTGGACCATTTGATCTGCATGGTGTATGCGGCAGATGTAGATCCGATCCTTATTCTTCCGGTGGTGCCGCCTCAAGAGTATGCAGATAAGAATTTAAGAAAATGGTGCAGGAGGGCACACAAGCTGGCAATTGAAGTTGCAAACAAAAGAGAAGTTAGAACTTTAGATTTGCCTCTTGGCCCAGATTCATTTGTAGACCTATATGCATTAAAAGCACGGACATACCAACAAATTGCAACAGAGTTGGGTCGTAGTTTTTTTGTTGGTTCTAAAAAACAACATTCTACACCAAGACTAGTTAGTGAGCCGGAAGTTATTTATAAGCATAAAAGTGCAAAGCCAGCCCCAACAAAACGAGTAGAGACTAACAATTCTGAAAATAGTGTTGCTATAATGCAGCCAGATAGAGTTCGAAGCAAAAGGAGTGCTCATGGATAGGCCAACAATTATTGGTATAACAGACGGACCCATGCATCCAGATGCGGAATTAGTGCGTAAGGTTGATTTTGTAATCTTTGGTGATTGGCCAAGTACGTTTGAGCCTCATAGAGTTGGTGAAGTTGCACCAAAGAATTGGCGACACTCACCATTGGTGGTCGCCAAAAAGAGCGTTGGTTCAAGACGATTGATTGGTGTGCATGTTTTCTGGGGGCCAGATAGTAAAGAATTATCTGAACTTATTTTGTCGGGCATTGCTGGCAGTACATCAGTAGTAGTCATTACGGGCAGTGGTGATGGTTCTGCGACTAAAGCAGCTAAAAAAATTGGAGCACTGGTTGAAATTGTTTCATCTGGTAGGCTTGTGATGGTGGCGTGTTTAGATGGGAAAGCCCAAATCAGTTATGAAAATGGCACGAAACCAAAGAAGGCAGCAAAATCCAAAACAAAAGCAAAGCCGCCCGTAAAAGAAATAGAGGTAGTAAAAAAAGATAATGAAACTGTTGTAGTCGTTGAGACTAAAGCAAAGACAGAAAATGATAATAAGTAGTGCACATCGAACATTTACAGTAAAGCGAATGACGGCGTTTGTTCTAGATGCGTCAGCAGCAGCAGCTACGATGAGTTTGACTAGACAACCTGTACGGGAATCAATGTTGCAGATTCGAGTGTATGGTGGTTCGGATAATACAGGTACGGTAACACTAGATGGTTTAGATAAGGATGGTTTAGCCATTAGTGAAACCATTACATTTGCTACTGGTGGTTATAAGCAGTCAGTTAATTTATATGTTTCAATTAATTCTGATGGGATTACGACAACGGGTTTAGCTGATGAGGCTACCAAACCAACAATAGAGATCAAGAGCTTGGGTCCAGACGGAAGCCTTCAAAATAAGCCATACAATGTAGTTGCAGGGTGGCCTATGTATATGGATAGGAGTAGGCCATCTAGGGCGGTTTGGAAGGGTGAGAGGTCGGGTTCTGCGGAAGAGGAGCCTGTGTTTGTTATGATCCAATGGTCGGACACATGGGCACCCCGAGAAGGTGATGTTCTGGTTGACGATTATAGTAGTGAACAGTTTGTAGTAACTGGTACACCAATGTTAGAAGGCTACAACCGCGTAAGCCATTATGAAGCGTGGGCGCAAAGGCGTCAGGGTTCAGTTTAATAAATTAATGTAGCTTTACGCCTTGGAGGTGACATGCTGCTCAAAAGTGAAGAGATCGTAGATGACGCTAATCATGATTATTTGATTGTTGTTCCAACAGTTGGTGATCCAGATGTTCTAATACCAACATTCCATAGTCTAGTTAAAAACATGCCATCTAGGACAAAGTTAATGTTGTCCTTTAACCCAGTTGATGCTGAAAAGTCGAAGAGGGTTCTTTCGGCGTTGCTTGGTGCAAAGTTTCCCGCAACTTGTTCACTTGATTATTGTTGGGAAGACAGTCCAATAGGGTTTGGTGCTGCTGTAAATGCAGGTTTGCTTAATTCTATCAAAAAAGATGGACTTCAAAAGTACATAATCGTTTTTAACGATGATGCTCGTGCTACAGATGGATGGGTAGAGGGTTTAGTTTCAGCATTAGAAACGACGCATGTGAATTTTGCCACAGAGCCACCGAATCCGGTAACTAACCGCAGGAAGGATCGTCCTGTGGAGGTATATGGGAAGATCGGAATGGTCGGCCCGGTAAGTGATAATGTTGCGGGTGTGCAGCGAGTGGGTCCAACAAGTGAAGTGAATAAAATTGGTTATGATTTATATGCTCATAATCATAAGCATAATAAAGATAATACTGGACAACGGATAACAACGCAGTTTCTATCTGGATTTGTGCTGTGTATGAAGCATGATTTTGTTAAAGACTTAATGCTGGATGATGGTACAAATTGGATTGGTTTATTTGATGAAGAGAACTTCCCGGTAGGTGGCTATGAAGACAATGATCTTTGTGTGCGAGCCGACATAGCTGGTTGGAGACTTGCTATTGCATGGGATGTATTTGTTGGGCATTTGGGTCATCAGAGTTTTGATAAATACTTTCAAGACCATATGCGTGGTATGAAGAATAGATTGAACTTCTATAATAAGTGGAGTGATCATGTACGCAGTGAAGATAAGTTGGTGGCCAACTATCGCGTAAAGATGACATCCATTAACGATTTGCATGTATGGAAAACTTCGTTGATCCGACATGCGGAATTAGTAGATGGTTTTGCGGTATTAATGACCAACAATCCTCTTGAGATAATGGATGGTAATGATTGGGAAGATTGTAAGGGCTTGCTTATCCCTAGAGATCAACAACTACTTAAAGATTGCAGTGGTGTCGATGCTAATGGAGTAGCCAAGGCGGTTCAGTCATGGATTTTCGATCATACACGAGATTCGCGCAAACCAGAGGTGGTTGTAGATGTTTGGACCCAAGAGTTCAATGAGAGAGACGAGAGGAATCTTGTAATTGAAATGGCCGAAGATATGGGTGCAACGTGGATTATTTCCGTAGACCATGACGAGATGCTAGAGGACCGTATCCGGCGACGGCATTTAGATAAGATGATGAACCATCCTAACCCAATGGTAGACAGTTGGGAATTGGGTTGGATCAATCACTGGGACACTGCCCGTACAGCGCGTATAGACCTGCCGTGGGGCGATGGCGCGACCTATACGGGTGGAATGAGGGGTTGTAGGTTCTGGCGCGTTAAGAGGGGCTATAAGGCTCGTATTACTGGTGGCACAGCAAATGGTTTGCACTGTGGTAATTGCCCAGATTCTTCAAATATGAGTCGTAGGCACTCGGCACTACGGTTTAGGCATTTTGGTTATGTCCGTGCAGTTGATCGTGTGAGAAAATTTCACGATTATCAAAATAAAGACCCTAACCCAGACTCTAGTTTGATTGGGGGATCTGGCTATGGGCATTTGATTAATGAAGAGAAGATGTTGATGCGTCCTTTTATGCCTCAAAATGGTATTGGGATGCATATGCTTGTGTATGAAGGTGAATCTCCAGATGATGTTGCTCGGTGGTTAGACGATCTTCATGGGTTAATGGATCGTATTGTCCTAGTTTGGACAGGCAAATGGGACGATGAGCATCAGATCAACTTGGATGCAGAAGTGTGGCCAGACACGGGGCCATCGCGGGAACTTGCGACATTCGCGGCGATGCATGAGGTCGAGTGGGTACATAAGCCACTAGATAAGAATATCTCTGCGGCTAGAAGCGCGGGGATTCAGTATTTGCATCAGTATCGAAATGAGGGTCTAGGTTGGGCGATATTTTTTGATCCAGACGAAATGTTTGAGTTTACCAGCAAAGCACTTGCGTCAATACGGGAGTTAGCGTTGTGTACGGACACATGGGGCTGGTTGTTTACGTTCTTAAACCCAATGAAGGGTGGTGGATCATCAAAGTCTGAATCAGTACGCATGAGCAAGCTGGACCGTGATGGCATTATGCGAATGAATGGCCGTGTTCACGAGAGTTTTAATGATGCGGTTAAACTAATACAGGGTCGAGGAGAGCACCCAAACTTTCGTTATGCGCCATTTAATACGTTGAATATGGGCTTATATAAAGACAGAGACGAGCTTTATACAAAGCTAAAAAGTTATCACGAAATGTGCGTATTGGATTTGGAGGACAACCCATTTAATCCCGGTGCGTGGGTAACTCTTGGCTTGCAATATAATAATGATGGCAACCCAGAGTTGGCAAAAGCATGTTTTGAACGTGGCGTAATGTGCGCGGGAACAAGTTATCTGCCATTTAGAGAACTTGGTTTGTATCATTTGCGTATAGCGAAAGCTCTTATGCTGGAAGTTATAAAATATACAACTGATGGACATGAGGTGCATAAGGTTGCAGAGAAGCCTCTTGATTTTCTTCAAATGGTTGCTCCCGGTCAGCCATACGTTGGAACAGGTAAGAATATTATTGGTGATCAACCGTTACCAGATTTTCCATTTGACCAATTAATTGAAAACGAGGAAACTAATACCGATAGTGATAATGGAACAAGTAGTTCTATGGTATCTTTAGCTAAAGGTAGTCCTTCACAAATTCATACTTGAGGTAACTATGGCAAAAGCAGCGGTAATGCAGGTTGATGCGGGTTCTCTCCGTATGACCGTCATGCGAATTGGTGGCATGAAGTCAAAAATACAAAAGGCTGCATTGAAGTCTTTAGATGCGGCTGGTCAAATTTTGCATACAGAGATTGTGAAAAATGCTTCGTATACAGATCACAGTCTAAAAAGGCTAGAGGCGTTAGACCACCCATATGCAAAACGACATGGAAGTATACAAATCCATACTCGTAAGCCATATGTTGTACATAAGCAGGGAACCCGTAAGCATAGCAAAAATCTTCATAAAGGAATTAAACAACGATTGATAAAGACTAAACGTGAATACCACGTTTATGTATTACCCAGTCACCCGTATGCGAAATATGTTATTCAGGGCACCAAAACCGTGATGCTTGGACGTGATTTTCTTTGGCTCACAATGAATGAACGTGGTGTGAAAAAGAAAATGATGAAGGCGGTTGTTGGTGTACTTGGTAAAGATATGAGAATGAAAGCAGTCGTTCGATTTGATTAAGGTGGTTTAAGTTGGCAAATTCACTTACAAATATTGTACAAGTCCTGCGGTCACTGCTTATTTCTGATTCGGTTGTGTCTGGTTTTGTGGGTGATAATATACATACGGCCCACATCTATGATGCTGATGCTGGGACAGTCCCGATGCCATGCCTGATTTTAGAACTTGAATCAGGGTTTGGTATGTATAACCGAACAGTGCAATTTCAGGATTACGATTTGTATGCTTATTCAAAGATAAGCCAAGCCGAAGCGATGCAGGTTTATAATGCTGCTTATGATGCACTACAGGCGTGCCGTTTATCGTTAGATGGTGTTAGTACCAAGGGTCTGATAACAGAACGTAGTAGGCCAGTTAGTGGCTATAATGACCGATTAATGTCATGGTGGGTCCGTGGATCTTGGCATGTAGCCGCAGCAGGATAAAATGAGAACTCGTGGCATACAAACTAATAAAGACAAGCCAGCTCACCTCTTCTGTTGCGGTGAAGAGATATACACCATCCCTGCGGGTAAAGAATTATTAATGGGCGGACGCACTAACAGTAAGTCGGTAAGAGCATCTATTAAATGTCCAAGATGCTCAAAGCTCGTGGTTTTGTGTTTGGTGGATGGAGCAGCATAATGGCAACAGTAGATGATAGATTAGTTAAGTTGGAACGCCACATTAGAGGTATGGACCAAGAGATTAACACGCTATCAGCGGTGGCAGCGGCGATGCAAAATAAAGAGCAGACAGATCAGGACGAATCATCTGGTAGTGCGAACCCAGACCATATTTGGGTGTGTCGCAAGTGTGGTGCTCGTCTTGGGTTTTATGATCCAGTCGAAGATATATTGCGTGTCCGTTATAAAGATTTTGTTACCTATATACATATTGGAACTGGGGGATTTGTGAAGGTACTCTGTAGATCATGTTCCGAAATGAATAAGGCGACATGGGAAGAGGCAAACTCTCAAGAAATAAATGTTCGGGAAGGAGCCTAATCAAATTAATGTGCGGGGTAGCATTGAAAGGCTGCTCGTGCTATCGTTTGTCAAGACGCCACTAAAGGTGCTACAGTAGAACATACACTTTTGTAGAGAAAGGAGGGCGTAATGCCTTTGAATATACCTACTGGTAGTACTACCGATATTAGCTTTGGACCGGCAATTTTATTTCTTGGGATTGCAGGTACAACGCCAACTGTCGATGTGGGATTTATCAGTGAAGATGGCGTATCTTTTGAAATTTCAAATGAAACAAAAGATATTATGCAGGGAAACCCAAAACTAATTGAGTATACGTTTAGCCAACAACAAGGTGTGATGGTTAGCTTGTCCTCTATTGAATGGGATTTTGATAACTTTACCAGAGCGATTGGTGCTGGTGTGACCGCTGCCCCTGCGGGCGCGGAGACATTCTCTTATGGTGGTGACCCCATTGTAACCACAGTTGCGATCCATGTTCAGCATCAGATGGCTGTTTCTGGCAATACCCTGAATTGTTATGTATGGAAGGCTGCATCAGAAGCCGGATATGCTATTGCTATGGGTGCTGATGAGCATACATTTGAATACAAATGGAAGGCACAGCGGTCCACTACGGACTGGGCTGGTGATCCGCTGGCATCTAATGAGCAGCTTGTCAAAATTGAGCGAGTGACCTGATAGTTACCCTATAAGTATCAGGACCATCTGGTTCCTTCTTCGGTATCATGCTATTCTAGCATAGCCTATTGATGCCGAAGGAGGTACAGGTGACAAATGAATCTACGGTGATAGCCGAACCCGAAGATATTGTACAGCAAACCCCGAATATGGATCTCCAGCAATTACTGGATGTTCTTGTTCCGCCAACAAATATTAAGATTACCGATATATTTGGTAATGAATACAGTATTCCATCTGCTTGCTCCGCTCGAGCGCAAGTGAAAATACTCCAACAACTTAATAAATTAAAAAATAATGAAGCTGTCCAAAGTGCACTGAAAGATGGATTAGATTTCAATGAGATTTCTGAATTGGTCGGAATTATTGTGGGCGTTGCAGCAGATCCCGAAGTGATGGAAGGTATTGCTAATGCTTTCGCTTTGGCTCACCCAAAGCCATACCGATCTACATGTGCCGCAGCAAAAGAGCAGGATATTGAATATCAAGATGCGGCGGATCTCTTTTCTGTTGAGGAGCTGGCAGGGGCCGTTGTCCCTTTATTTATACGCCTAGTTCGGAAAGGCACGAGCGCGATAGCGACTCTGAATCAGGCGACAGCAGGGATGGCATAGCCGATATTAAAAATATCTTGGGTGTTCTACTATCAGCAGGACATACCCTAGACGATATTTTGGATATGACTTGGGCGCAGATACATTTATCTGCGGAAGCTATTTTACTACATAAAACCGAAGCACTTAATATGGTGCTGGAGCCGGTTATTACTATCCTTGGTGGTAAATTCAAAAAGAGCAAAATAACAAAGAACAAACAGGGCAATAATAATCGCAATACAAAGATGACACCCGCACAAAAGGAACAGATGCTCATGCATAAGTTTCGTGCTGTTGGTATTCCCGTTATTGATACATAATAGTGTAGAATACCCTCGGAGATAATCAAATGGCTGCTTCTGGCGTACTTGGAAAACTAAAAGTCATATTGGCTGCTGATGCTACGCAGATGCAAAAGGGCTTTGATAAGGCGCAAAAGAATGCACGAAATTTCAGTGCCAAGATCGGAAGGGTTGGCGATGAGATGAACCGGATCTTTGTTCGGGGCATGATGGCTGGCACGGCGGCACTGACAGCGTTTGGGGCAGCATCGGCCAAGGTTGGATCAGAGTTTGAGTCAGCGATGCAGTTTGTCGGCGCGACAGCAAATGCCACTGGCGTGGAGATGAAGGCTCTTGAGAAAGAAGCAAGAGATATTGGATCAAGCACGTTATTTTCGGCCCGTCAAGCAGCGCAGGGAATGACCGAGTTTGCTCGTGCCGGTATGACAACTAATGAGATTATTGGTGCATCTAGACCCGCGATGTTGCTTGCAGGTGCGACAATGACCGATATGGCGACTGCCACGCAAGGTATGTCGGCCACACTTAAACAGTTTGGTTTAGATACGTCAGAGGCAAGCAGAGTATCAGATGTTTTGGCACTTGCAACGCGGCGATCGTTATTTAACCTAACTGGGTTACTTACCGCTATGAAGTATGGTGGACCACAGGCCCGTGCTTATGGTATGTCCCTTGAGGAAGCCGTCGCCGGAATGATGGAGTTCAGAAATATTGGTCTAGAGGCGCATCAGGCCGGTGTCTATTTCCGAATGATGTTAGCTAAAACAGGCAAGGTTACTCCCGAGGCGGAAAAAGAACTAAAGAAGTACGGATTAACCACTAAAAGTATTAGCCTTAAAACTAATAATTTTGCTGGTGTACTGAAAAATTTAGCGGACGCGGATATTCCAAAGGCCGCTGGTGCTATGGAGCGAATATTTGGTGTCCGTGCTGGACCGGTTGTTCAGGTTCTCGTGGAGAACATGAAGCAGGGTAAGGATGAATTTAATGAGTTCACAGAGGCATTAATAGGTGCTGGTGGGACTACGGAGGATATGTATAACCGTATATTGGATACGGTTAGTGCGCAGTTTACGATTATGAAATCTGCATTTGAAGAATTGATGATTGTCATTTTTCAAACGTATGGTGAGGCACTAAAAGAATTTTTTACGCAGTTGGCCGCGACTTTAGCATTTACCGCGCAATATCTTTCTAGAAGCGAAGAATTGGGTGGTGGTGTCGCCGATATGCTCCGGTCAATGACAGAGTGGTTGCAGAACAATCAGGCGTATTTTGCCAAGTTTATTGAGGATATGATAAATCTCATTGGCACACTAATAAGTGTAATGGTTGAAGTGGCTCGTTGGGGCCGGATAATTGCGGCGGTGTTAGCAGCGGTTTTTGTGGCAACAAAAGTACATGCATACACTACGGCGTTGATTGGATTAATCGGTGTTGCAAGAACATTAGTCGCTACGATTTATGGAATTAGAGCAAGTATTATTGCGGCACAGGCGGCAGCGGCTTTTGCGACTGGTGGTATACTTCCTGTTATTTTAGCGATCTCAAGTGCAGTCGTTGCTTTGGTTACGACATTGGGTCTGTTGCCGGGTGCGAGTAATGAGGCGGCAACGGCATTAGATAAATTTTTGGCAATAGATGAAAAGCGTAAAGCCAGTCAATTGGAGGGATACAAAAAGAGTGCGGAAGGATCTAAAGTTTATATTGCGGCATTAAGAAACGAGTTGGCCCAAACAGAAAATTTAGATCAGACAACCGAAGGCCATATGAAGCATTTAGAGCAAATGACGGGTGCTCAAATGGCGATGAATATTGAGGGTGGCAAATGGGTTGAGGTAATGCAGAATGGGGAAAAGGTAACATTATCCCAATCGGTAATTTGGGATTTGTATAATAAGGGCACAGATAAAGGAATCGAGCTTCATAAGTTGTTGCAGGAAGAGATAAGAAACGAAAGCAGCGAGGTGGCAAAGTTAGCGTCTCAAACTGATTATATGAGGCGAAAGGCAGAAAACTATAATGAGCTTATTAACCGGTCGATGGGTGCGTGGGCAACACATGCGGATCTTCGTAGGAAGTTTCATAGACAATTTGGCGTACAGCTTGATGATGCGGAAGCGAAGGCCGAAGCTAATGATAAAAAGATAGCTGAAAGGCAAAAGAAAGCGGAAAATCAAGCCCGTATATATCAAGACAATATGCGAAGGGTACAAAAGCAGGAATTAGATGAAGCTATACGAGTTGCCAATGAGAAGGCGGATGCGGATGAGCGGGTCAGCAAAGAGCATCAAAAACTAGTTGAAAAGCGCATGAAGGCGGAACTCAAGTTAGCAGAATTTGAGAAAAAGTTGGCTCGTGAAAAAAGACTTTTAGATAGTCATGGATTATTGGAAAGGAGATTTCAACTAGAAGATGAGCTGGAAGCACACCAAAAGTTAGTTGATGAAACTACTAAACTTTATAAAGAGGGCCATGCGAAACGTGAAGAGATAGAGCGGCAAGCTATAAGAACGCGCGAAGATATAATTACCAAGTCGATAGCAGAATTTTATTCTGAAATGAGACAGATGCGAGAGAAGCTGGTTGCAGAAGATCATGAAAATGCAGCATTAACAGAAAAAGAGAAGCGGAAGGTAGCAAATCAGGCCGAGTTAGCTGATCTAAAACTCCAAAGAGACAAAGCTGTGGAAATGTACGAGGAAGGTGCATTAGAGCGGATGGATATTGATTATGCTTATGCACAGGCCAGAGCTAAACTACGAGAAACGCAAGCGAATCGTGAGCGAGCAATTGAGGCAAAGGCCCGCGAGGAATTTCGCGACACCCTTCAAGGGGAGGCAGAAGATTTAGCCAAAGCACTGATGGGTCCACGACTGGCGTTGCAATTAGAGTATTCAAAACGTGTAAACGAGATGCGTAAAGTTCATGCGTCCAAAGCCCAACTGGAGATTGCTAAAAATATTTATAAATTAAAGTTGCGCCAACTCGCAAAAGAGGAGTTTGCAACCCTAAAGAGTATACGAGATCGGGGTCGTAAAGCTACGAAGTTAGAGCTATTGTCCGAGCGTGCAGGTTTTGGGATTTTTAAGAAGTTCTTGAAGTCCCGCGCAAAAATGAAGGAACGTGAGCATAAATTAGATGAAAAGCGTCGGGAGTATAAGGCACTAAAAGACACCTTGACTCGTGACGAACAAAAAATGGCAGAAGCGGAGATGGCTAACGAAGCCTTTGCCATATGGAAGGAGAAGGTAGGAAAGATCATCAAGGTGATCGGGGATATTGGGAAGGCCATAGCAGCAACTATTAAGGGAATGACCGCTATAGCCAAGAAGGGTGCGGAAACATTTAAGTTTTTTACTGGTTTTGAATTTGATTTGCGTGGGATTGTAAGTGAGTTCGCTGCTGCATCTTCTGAAATGGCATCCAAGGGTGCGACAATGGATGTTAAAGCGGAGGCTGCTAAAAAGGTAACGGAATTAGTTAGTAAGGCCACGGGCTTTATGAAAATGGCGGTAGCCGCTGTTCCGGCGTTGCTGCAAGAGCTTACGGCCCAGTTGCCGGGGCTATTCAATGAATTTGTGGAGATGGTCCCACAGATCATTCAGGGTTTCGCGGATAATATCGGCAACCTAGTTAAAGTCATAGTAGATAACATCCCGGCGATGATAACAGCGGTATTGAGTGCCCTACCTAACCTTGCGACGGTGTTGGCAGATGCAATCACCACCATAATTGCAGCACTTCCAGAAATACTAGATGCGATCATTGCGGAATTACCAGCAATATTAGATGCATTATTGGCTGGATTGGTTCAAATCATTTTGCAGCTGGCGGATACGCTTCCAGTTCTTATTGAGCAAATTGTTGGGATTATTCCAATAGTGCTCGAGGCCGTTATTGGTGCGTTGCCAGAGTTGCTTCCGGCATTAGTTCGATTGGTAATGCGTGTAGCTATATCATTACTACAAGCCATACCAGACATCTTGGATCATTTATTTGACGCTATCCCAATGCTTATTGGTGCGATTGTTGAGGCGTTACCAGCAATATTGGTAGAGTTATTATCAATGTTGCCAAAGTTGATTGGTGCCGTTCTCGCATTGATACCAAGGATTGTTATAGGGATCGTTAAAATGATCCCAAATATTATTGCGTCATTTTTTACTGCGTTCTTTAAGGAGCTTCTTCCAGCAATTCCAAAGATAGTCAGCATGATAGTTACATCTGCATTAATGGCTATCATAGAAGGTATGAAGCAGATTGGTCAAGCAATTGGTGATTTGTTTAGGGGTAAAGAAGGGAAAAAGAAGGCGAAGGAGCGGCGTGCCGCTAGAGCTAACGAGACAGAGGAACAACTGAAAGATGCATATATAGGTGAAATGGGCCTAGATAGCTTTTATTCCGGCATTAATTATGTCCCATCAAATATGCGGGTAAATGTACACAAAGGCGAAGCAATTATACCGGCAGATAGAAATGCAGCCCGTTCCAGAGGTGGAGCACAGCAGCCCCTCGCCGGTGCGGGTGGACCGGGTTCTATGGGCCAGTCAGCACCTATAGACATTGCTATTATGGCCGAGGGGCGCTTGTTGGATGCGGTACAGGTGACCGCTATGAGGCGAGGCAATGCACCCGGTATTACAAAACAGCTAACACGAGCGTCGGGTGTTACTGTAGGATTAGATCGCGGACGTTTTAATTACTGGACCAAGAGTTCATAGGGGCGAGGCATGTCAGGTGGGCCTAATAGTTATATTATTTTTCCAGATCCTTGTCTGACTGGTAGTAAAAATATTGATTCAATCGAACCCGTAGCGGCAGGTGAATATGTTGGGCCTACAGATTCCGAAAATGATAATCGAGGAAGTCTTGTTGCTACTATGCAGGGAAAATATGTCGAACCCGGCTTCATTACATTAACTGATGAGGATAAGAAGTTTGATTTTCGTGTTCAGGTTGCTGGTGGGATTAATGGTGGAACATGGGCACATAGGCCAAATAAAACAAGCACTGTTGGTACGATAGTATCCGATAAAGTAGGATCAAGCGAGATAACTGTAGGGACTCAATTGGTGGTAAATGATGTAGAGACTCCGCTTACTAGGTATAAAGATCCCTACACCCCTCTGCTTGTTCAGCCAGCCACTTCCGCTTTGGCAAAAGCGATTGCGATTAATGAAAACACTGAACTTCACGGAGTAACCGCAACCGGTAATGCAGCCGAAATTGTGTTTGATGTTCGCATAGCCGGTGGTACGTTGGACAATGGTGAACTAGTTATCAATGATGTGGACTTACTGAATGGCGCGGGTCCAGTTGCATACGTTGTTAATGATGGTACGAGCACGTTGCGTAATGCTATTAATGCGCATACTGGAACACATGGCATTACCGCTAGTACAGTTTCCACTGGTTCAACGGGTACAGATCGGATTCTTGTGTTGACTGGAACCGATGTCAACCTAGACACTGGGGCAAGTTTAGGGTTGTTTGTAGATGCGGCGGCGGCAGCGGGATTAGGGTGGACGGGGGCAACAGCTACTATTCATAGAGCTGGTATTACACTTTCTAGTAATACGCATATCGACCTACGACCATCTAGTGATATTTCTGGTGTTTTAGGGATCAATTCTGAAATAATCTTTCGATCCCAGATAGCGGGTGGAACAATTTTTAGTGGACAGCTTCTTATAAATGACTTTGATCTTGTTGGTCCCGGCCCATTTGTATTTACGACGAATGATGGAACTAGTGCGTTGCGTAATGCAATTAACGCACGGACCAGTATACATGGGATCACAGCATCACTAGATGGTACTACAAGGTTAAAATTAACGGCAACAAGTGGAAATTTAAGACTATATGTTGATCCAACTATGCATGTCCCGCTTGGATGGGTAGGTGATGTAAATAGCTTACATTCCGGTGATGGTTTTGAAGCCAATAAAAATTATTATGGGTACAATGAAGAACGTTATGTCCATTTTTCACACGGGGGGCTGCTTGCGACTGGCGGGGATGCTGCTTCTGGCGCGTTTATCCCACGGTTAAATCGGGAAGTAATTTATACAGCAGAGGATACAGTTGGCGATGTGGCAACAATCAATGTTGCGTATAGAAATATTGATCAGGCTAACGGGGGATGGACCCAAACAACTATTAATTTTAATCGGAAAGACTTTTGGGGTATTGGGTATACATTAGATGTATTCAAAGTTTGTGCTATGGGTGATGGCACCCTACGCATGATGAGCAGAACTGATCGCAATGACATTAATATATGGTGGTCGGAAGACGGATTAAAGTGGGAATTATTATCTGCTGATGTGGCATCTAAATATTTAGATACGTTTCCAATAAACTATGAGTCCGTAAAGATGGATGGTAGTGGCGATTATCTTCGTCTTGCTTGGATTGATTTGATAGAGGGAACTACCACGAACTATTTTAGAACTATTGTATCTGGTGATGGCGGGGCATCTTGGTTGGAACCAGAGTTAGCCTTTACACCAGCAATCGTGGAGAATGGCGACAGTATAGATCAGCATGTTTATACTATGGCTGGACTTCGGGATGACTCTGGTACATTTTTATTGCATTGGATGGATTCCCTACAGCGGCTACAGACTGGGATTGCAACAGGTACAGGTGCATTTGTAAATGCTAATGTGACTAAAGGTACTGGTGTTCCTAGTGCGATGATGAAAGCACACATTACGTCGGTTCGTGGTCAGGATTATTATTGGTTAATACTTTGTTATTATATTGTGCCGACGCTTGGGCTTGTAGATTGGCATCGTACCGGTTGGGAATTTGTTTTATTCCGTATAGATCCAAATGCGCCATTGGGCGACTGGTATAGCAATAATTATCTTACTGGGTCGCAGGGAACGATTAGGTTTGTTCCTTGCTATATGAACCTTATAAACTGCCATAAATATTTATCGTTTTTTGCGGGTGCCATAGATGCGACCGATGATCCATCATTATTCACAGCAGACAACAGAACGATCTATTTTCGGCTTGGTGGTTGGGACATGTCGCCGATTGCAAATTATACCGATTATAGAGTCGAAAGCACTCCAAATTTGTATTCAGAGTCAGATCCTTACCCACTTCCAATTGTGGGATGGCATATACCATTTGGATTAGTGGCTGGTGCTGGCGGTAATGTGTCTCCCGGCACTCCTTGGACAAGAACAGTTAGTCAGGTAACGAGTAGTTATAATTCGTGGAGACAGCGACTTTCAGATAATACTGGATTTTTCGCACAATCCTATATTAATGAACTTGATGATACTGCGTGGTCTACTACTGCTCCTTCCGATGCTCAACCAACATGGATGCCAACCACCGACCAGCAGGGCGGGGTTGTTATTGAAGCAGAAGTAAAGACAGAGTATGGGTATGATAATGTAATGATAAGTTATGATGCAACTATATTTTTTGATGTAAATGCGTCAGATCATACTTCTGGTGTAAGGCAAGCCGTCTACTTACGAGTCGTTATAGCGAATAATGGCATTGCTTTAATTGATGTAAATGCTGGCCCAACTCCAATAGAGGCATCGTTTATAAACGCAAATATGGCGGTCTTTAATCGTATACGGTTAAGTATTGCATCTGTTAATGTTGGTACTTATTTAGCTCCTTCTTTAGAAACCCAAGTAATGTTATCTCTAAAGACCGTTAGCGGATATGATGAAGCCGGGATTCGGGAATGGCAACGTGTAGGGCCATTTACAGTAACTGAAACAACGGTAGCTTCAATTATACAAATATTACGTTTTGGACACCTTCCTAATAGTCCGGGGGGTACTCCTCATATGGATAGAAGATCAAATTGGAGGTCTATTAATGTATTTAAGTCCGAAGAGCGTGGTGGTAGTGCGGGTAAAATCAAGAATAGTGCTTTAAGCCAGTTTCGAGCGTATGATATTGATACCGATTGGCCTCAACATTTGCGGGGTCGCCTGATAACGGGAAACCCAATTAATATGGGGTATGCCATTAGTGCTAGATGGGGTGGTGCTTCTGGATTTTCTGGAGACAACTTTAATGGTCTTACAAAATATCAATATGGCGCAGAAAACCTTACCTTGCCATCTCCGCGATTACAATATCGATCCAAATTAGACCTGACCCGATCCTCGTCTGATACGTTCAAGGTAGTACTTGTGGCCGACCCAGACAATACAATGACCAAGTTTAAGTGGAATTGTATTGCTGCATTTAACTCAAATATTGGTAATATTGGAATCCGTGTATCAGAGGATAAGGTGACATGGAACACGGTAGTACCCACCCACCAGACATATATTTCTAGAGCCTTTAGTCCCGATATTTTAAGTATGGAGTCACCAAATAAGGTCGTTGTGAGGCTTGGTGGTGGACCGGGCTATATGCCAGAGAACGCGGAGTGGAACACAAGTGAGGGCAAACCATTTTATGTGAATCTAGGAGGCACTATTGGCTCTCCTCCAACTGTCTTTACTAGAACCGCAAATATTGTTGAATGTATACGAATATCAGATACCGAGTATCATCTAATATTAGATACCGATTTTGATATTACGTTGCTTGGCACGTTATCAGCGATCACTGTATTTTCAGGTAGATGGGTATATAAAAATGACGGTATACAGAGCAATAGATACATTGAGATTACTGGCGATCGTGACTTGGGAAATGCTACTAATGAAGCGTTGTCCGTAGGTACTATAATTGTTGGTATTCAGGAATCGCTTGAGGTGCCTCTTGAATGGACCTCCACAAGTAATGAACAGCCAAATGTTACAAATTACAAAACCAAGGGCGGATTATCTTGGGCATATCCAGAGGGACCACCTCAACGTACAATTACTGGTAGGCTTGTTGGAGATGTGAGTCAGGAGCAGCGAGATACGCTACGACAGTTACTTCGAAGCCATACCCAATACGAAACGAGGCCAGTAGTATTAGTGTTAGATGACACAGATGCCACCGCCACGAGGTATGCGCCATATGCTGATCCAGATAATGTAATTCTCGGACGTATCACCAGTGGATCACAGTTGGATAATGCCGCGTGGTATCAACAAACAAAATCTAACTCCCCAGCTGCTGATATAGATATTTGGAAACAGGCTGGCGATATGGCTATTACGCTTGAGGAAGAAGTGTAATGGTCTGGGAGCCACAAACACGTATTTATTCTTATTGGTCTACCCAAAAGTGGCGCAAAAGCCTTACCCATCACCAACCAAGAAATTCTACCTTTTGGAAGAACATATTAAAACTAGACCCAATGATGGAGTCTGTATGTTTATGTGTTGAACTTGTTTTTGGTAATGGTGAAACTATAAATGTTTCTACAAAAGCAATATCCAGTAGAAAAAAACTCTCATCATCGGCTCCTGGAAATGAGGCGACCGTTGCGTACAAGCCGTTACTGGTTAAGGCTCCTGCCATTCAAAATGTGGTAAGTATGGGTGGTGGCTCATCATCTGCCAGATCTTTCACATTGAATGTTTCGCAGCTTGATATTGATGTTTATTCTATATTGAAATCACGACGGTTTCTAGCTGGCTATGGTGAAATTTCACTACAGGTAGACGGACAGTGGTGGGAAGATAGATGGGTAATCTTAAAAGGCGACATGAATGGCGGGGTTAGGTTCGGCGGCGAAGATGAGATGTTAGATTTGGAAATTGTAGATCCAAAAGACATTGATGATCTCCAAATACCCGTAGTACGCCTAACTACCGAAGATTGGCCAGATATGCCAGAGAATAATCTGGGGTATAGAATACCGATGGCGATTAATAATGTGTCAACTGTTCCGTGCGTACGAGTGTACAATCTCCCACCTTCAATTGGGAATGACGTAGTATTTGTTGGTTTCCACTCACCACTTGGACAGCATTTTCAAAAGAACGCTTATGTCAACGGGGAAGAGAAGAATCCCGGCGATGCCGGTTATCCCTATAATATTTCACTTGGGGAAACACAAAACGTATCATTCTTTCAGTACAATTTTGTAACAGGTGGTACTGGGGTCTGGGAAGATAGCGATACTGTATATATTCCAGCATCCATTGATGGTGGCGAGTCTCCCGATGGGACAGAAATTACGTTAATTGAGGTTATACGTTATTTGTGTGTAGAGTGGTCTACGCTTGGCTTGGCCAACATCAATGAAGATATGTTTAGCCGTGCAATGTCGAAGCAAGCCATTTCACTTATACCATCAGTTTTATTAAATGCGTCTGGTAACACAAATTCCGCAACGGCCATAAAGTACATTGAGGATGTGCTTTGTAAGTCATACCCGATGGTATCAATGGCGTGGCAGGATGGGGGGTATGGGCCTGTCTATTATGATAGGCGGGTTGAACCGGTGATGGAGTTGCGGGTGGGCCAGTACCCATTAATTAAGCGGCGTACAGCTATTACTGAAACAGCCAAGGAAGAGTTGAAGAATCGTTTTACGATTAACTTTGATTATGATGCAATGACCGATACGCATAGAGGTCTAATTAGTCGAGATGCGTCTAATAGTACCTTGTGTGCTTTAAGTGCTAATCAGGCGGGTACTCGTGAGATGGATGTGCTTGAAAGTAAGGTAATACCATCTACAGCATCGTTGCTTGGTGCACCAAATTCTATAACCAATGATTGGCAAGCAAATCATGTAATTGATTGGTACGTCCAGCATTATACGCTCCCGTCTTATTATGCTGAATATGATGCTTTTGCTTCTGTATATTTGCAATTAGCATTAGGTGATAACGTAATTTTATATGATGAAACAATTACCAAAGATCCAATATCCGCCACCGTCGAAAAAATATCCATAGAACCGGGAAAAGCTGTTTTGGGTTTACGAATGTGGATACTTTATGATTTAGTTCCGGTGTCTAGCAGGAGTACGAATTGAAATGTCACATTTAACTTTTGATAGACATGGGGTAAGCGTTTCACTGTTGAACGATTTGTCGTTGTCGATACGATCTGGTATAGCTGCTAGTTTACATGATGATTATAGTTCTCAAATAAATGCATTACAGTTATCGGAAGATGACGGATTTAATGAACAAGTAGAGGGTTATGATAGTTTGCTCCCTTTGTGGGGCAATATAATTAAATCATCAAATATTGGCTTGGTTTCCAATATACGCGAACGCGATGAACATATAAGACTCCAGATATATACAGTTCCTCAAGTTGATGTTGAGGATGTTATTATTGATGGTGTGCTCACGAAACAATATTCAAACAGACGTGGCGGCGAATTGTTGTTGCGTGTTCTATATACCTGTGAGGATAGATCTTTAACCTATACAAAGTATTGGGAATAACATGGCCGCTAAAGATAAAAGAAACTCTGTTAGGCGTGCAGGTAGACCTGCGAATATTAAGAAAGTTGACGCACCAATCAATCAGTTGAAGGGTGAGCCGGATTTGGCTTATAGGTGCTTTCTCCTTTGGACAATGCAGGAGCCGGGTAGACGCAGTGCGCGTGCTGCTTCTAGGGCGATCCAAAGATCTGATGGTCTGATGCGTCAGTGGAAAAAACGATGGAGCTGGCAAGCTCGAGTCGATAAAGTTTCATTGCCAGATATGACTGCTGCCGCGATTTACCGAGCAAAGTATTATAAAATTTATAAACTGCGCGAGATAGTCGAAGTTGAGGGCAGATTGGCTACTCCATTCCTACCTGATACGCCAGTTCCAATGTCTGTCGCAGAGGAAGTGAGTAAGGCGGTAATGCCTGATAAGACCACTGCCGATGAGGAGCGCAGAAAAAAGAAGATTAAGCAACAGCATCTTCAATTGGTGGATGGTGCTCTTGGGCTTCTTGCTAGGCGTATTGCGGCAGGGGAGATCAGATGCACAATGCGCGACCTTCCAGCACTACTCAAGGTACGCGATGAGATGACAGACTCAACAGCGGTTGCCAACAATAATACTATTCTTGTAGAGTCTGTACGGGTCCGTCAGGCGAAGCTCCAAGGGACAGATCTTCTGGAGGCTATGTATGAAGATTCGCAGGAGATAATGGCAATTTTAGGTGCGCTTGTAACAGCCAATCAATTGAAAGATAAGCACTCAATATTAAATGAGGGTGAGACTATAGCGGCAGAATAAAAGGAGTAATCATGGGTATTAGTGATGATATAAGGCGTGAAGTTGAAGAGGTTGCGGTTTCTGCCGTATCAGAATTAATGGATGATGCGAAGATTGACGAAGAAGAAGCAATCGAAATATTATCCACAACACTTGATGCGCTGGTCCCTTTAAGTATGCTGCTGCCGGGACCACTTGGTGAGCTGGCTGAAAATGCAGATGATATGGTATTTGATGAAATTGCCAAGGCATTATATAAAGCATTTACTTTAGATCCTGATAAAATCGAAATACGCGCAAAACGCGCACTGGAAAAAGGCAATACTAAAGTTGCCGCACGGCGGCTTCGGAGAGCTGCTCGAGTCAGAAAACGTCAGGCGTTAAAACATTCTAATTCTAGGTAACTTGAGGCATACTGGGTGAAAGAACTTGAACGCATGATAGTCGATAATTCAAAACGTATCGAAGCACTTGATGGCGATATAACGTCACTTAAAACTGATGTTGGAAGCCTAAAGGTTGATATGAGTAAGATTGGTACGACGCTAGAGTTCCAAGAGACACGTTCAAAGGAGCGGTTTGAGGCACTAACTTGTACTCAAAATAAGATGATCGACATAATGCGTGATAAAGAAAAACGAGATGAAGAGTATGCGCACGAAGCCCGGCAGTATAGGCAACGCCGAGAAGAGTTGGAAGCAAAAGCTGCTATTGAAAGGCAGAAGTGGTTTAGATCCTTGATAACACCACAGACAATTATGATTATGCTGTTTATAGTAGCCGCCTTTCTGGGCATTAGACTAACAGATATGCATGCCGTGTCTGAATATATCAGTGGTGAAGCCGATAACCAAAAAGTTCAGCCAAAACCCTAGTAATTTAAGGGGCGTTGTTGTTTTTAGGTGTGCCTGATATAGTGAGAAAATAGATTTGGGGTCAGCAGAGCATGATGGACAGTGTTCCTACTACGGAATTTGGAGACACTGCCAGAAGTATGCGAAGCCGGAAACTTGCGGTAGCTGATTGGATAAAAGCAAACGAGCAAAAGAAACCAAACCTAGTACGGGCTGGCAAAGTTATTATTTATAAGCTGTTATCACACAGCCCCCTAAATGCCCCGTGCTTGCCGCTTGATAGATGTATTGAGTTGTCACCCTCTTATATTGCCAAGGTCGCTGATACAAGTCCACAGACAGCCAGAAACGCATGGCTAGAGCTACGGGTGCTACTTGGTTGGCGTGAGCTTTCAGTAAGGGCGAAGATTGGCAAAACACTTGAGCGTATTGGGTATGAACCGCGATGGCCAAGTGGTGGGCGGCGTTGGGGAACCCATGTATTTCTTTTTAGTAAGTTATATACCGCAATACAGTCAATATCAGAATGGTTACAAAGGTCTGGTAGGTACATGGGTATTTCATGTGTTCCAGAGAACCAAAAAATTGAATCCTCTATTGTGCGAATAGTAAATGATAAACTGAATAATACTAATGTAGATTTAGATAAAAATTCTTCCCCCTGTAGCCCCCCAAGAACTAAAAGAAAACCAAGGGACGAAAGCAACCGCAGTCCTTGGCGTAGGAAGGGATGGGCGGCAAAAGGTAGAAAGGAACAAATGGGCGAGTTGTTCTCATTTATGATCAAAATGGATGAGAAAAAATCCAGTCCAGATGCTAGACGGCGACGCTCTTGGCTTAATAGAATGTCCAAAATACCCCCCCGGTTTAGATATGGCTTATACAGGCCCGGTGAATCCATTAAAAGTCCTAGCGGACAACTTGCCATGTGCCTTATAGCGGAGGTTAATGCCGCATATGGGCGAGTATTGCAGATTGATGTAGCGGATGCAGAGGATGAGTGGTTTGGGTACAATTTGATAAATCCAAGTATGGTGGAAAAACATACAGGGAGTCATTGCAGTTTAGGGGTTGATTTGGATATGTGTGGTGAGGAATTAAGCCATGCAATGCCAACAACGGGTCACAGTGGAAGATATAAAGCAGGGAACATGCCCGAAAGATTGGGTATTGCGACTAGTTTATTATGGTCCGAATCTGAAAAATCTATCTGGCCAAAGTATGAAATTTTGGCAGATCACGCCATTGAACATGGAAGCAGAGAAATGCTTAATATCATATGGCCCAATGGACCAAGCTCGCCCGGTGACGTACCAGACTACTTTAGATAAAGCATTGCGTAAATGTGCGGCCAAACTAAAGAAGGGCTATTCCTACGATGGAGGAGGATATAGCAAGGCGGGAGAATATGATCTGAAAGAGGATGCTGGAAATACAACGATGTATCCAGTTGATATTATGGAAATAGCCCAACTGATTAGTGTTAGATCATATGTGACCATACCAATTAAATACGATCTAACCAAAACAATGCGGGCCGATGAAGTGAAAGTCTTTATGGATAAAGAAATGTGTTTTTGGATTATGTGTCGAAATAAAGAAATTTATACTATTGGTAAATTAAAATATAATCGTGACGGAAAAGACCTCCCAACCAAATGATATTTTTTCCCTTAAAGG